AGGTTGGTGCTTCACTGAGAGGAGCCGGACTATTCCACTCAAAGAGATACGCTTGTCCTGTTATCGCTTTTCTCATGATTAGCTCCTCGCTGCTGAGTTAGCCTTGGTAATATCTTTTGACTTGGCCTTGGTCAGATTGGCCGCTTCAATGAAGCCGGCTGTGACCGGTGACCAACTATGGCGGCAGTTGTAGCCGCCTCCTGATGTTATCACACTGAGGCCTTGACGGTTATTTAATCTCTTCATCTGTGACTTGCTGACAACGAGGTCTATAAGCTGTCTACAGAAAGGCCGCGTGATTCCGTCCTTGGGTCCAGTGTACAGATAGAAGTTCATATCAGCCGCTTCAGCTGCCGCCGCTGTGATTCCTCTCCCATATTGAGAAATTCGTGTCTTGACCTCGGTGAGTTGTCTTCCCTCTGATCGCTTCAACCTCTGCTCAAGATTGCTCATCACGATATTGGTGGGGACATCCACCAAGAGGTCTCTTAAGCTCTCATTCACTGAGCGCTTGAAGTCAGGGAGGATGACATCATCAAAGACGCTTTGAGCTGCTGTTGCTTGGATGTCGTCAAGCTGATCGCTGATCTGATTAAACCCGAAGTCGGGTTGAACCGCTCGCATTGATCTTTCGGCAGCTGCCCGGATAGCGTCTTGTTGTTCAATGAACTCATCAACCGCGAGTCCAAGTCCACCTTGTAGAATGAACTCTAGGAGTTGTTCATCATCTAGGTTGAGAAGAGTCAGAGGGGAAGCCGCTTCAACGGCCGCTCCTACTGTCTCTAATAGTTGTGCTCTCGCCTTGGTCAGTGCCTTAGCAAAAGCTCTCTCAGCTGAAACTTCAGCCTTGAGTTGGTCACGCCGTGCTCTTGTCAATGTGGCGATCGGTCCCGACTGACCTTTAGCCTGTCGGGTGAGGTCTGCTATTGCTTCCTCATCTGCGTCATTCTCCGCTAGGAGGTGAGGAACCGCGCCACACTGACAGGTCATATCTTAGAGACAATCGGTGATGATACGGCCAAGAGTCGAGTCAACCTTATGGAAGACACCAACTTCTTCAGCGTAGACATAACGGCGCGTCTTATCGAGAGAGTCATACTGTCCAGCAACCATATCGTTGTAAGATAGGTTAAGAGCAGCAACAGGCATACCCTTGACGTTTCCGCTCTTCTGTACAATCGCGTCTGAGCCCTTGAGGATACCCATAAAGAGACTGTCACCGGTCCAGATATAAGACTCTGAAGAAGTCGCACCGGGGACCGCTGTGTCTTGGCGAGCTTGGCCAACGAAGATGTTAGGGATTCCAAGAACATCGCGGAGGACATTAAGAACAACACCATCATTTAGAACGCGGTCACCTGAAGCAACACCGAAGCCGGGAGTACCAACACTGATCACACCACGAACCTCAGGATTACGAGCAAGCTCGCGGAAGAGCTGACGGCCCATAACGAGAGTATCGGGATTGATACCATGAGCGGCCTCAAACACGGTATCTTTAAGCTCATGTAGGTACTCAAGAGGAGTAGCGCCAGAAGCGTTGAACTTACCGCCGAACTCATTTGTAGAGCTGTCGTTGTTGAAGTTAGCAGTGCTAAAGAGGAGATCAGCCGCACGCTTCTCACGAGCGAGCTTGATGACTCGGGCGACCTTGCGAGCGATTCTCTCTTCCTCAGAACCGGGATACTGAGAATCGAAGATGTCTTCCATCGCGATCGAGTCTTGAGCGCCGTAGATTTTAGCCATGAAGGTTTGACTTGAGCGATCAAAACCACCGATTGAAGCGCGGCTTGAACCGGGAGCGCGTTGAAGGTCAAGACCGGCACCGGCACCCATGAAGTTTCGAGTCTCTTCAAGAAGAAGAGTACCTGAGCGCTCAGGGACCTTGATGGTCTCAAAGATTTTGTCTGCAATAAGCTGATCATCACTTGGGACAGCCTCTTGGACAAGGCTTGTTAAGATTTGATCTACTGGATGAAGATTGCTGTATGAACTAGCCATGATTTAACTCCTTAAGGGACCAAGTTTTGAGGACCGGTGAAGTTGATGAGAATCTGATCATTAGCCACCGAAGAGACTTGATTGATGTTTGGAATGATCTGACCGATTGAGTAATTGCCGCTTGTCGCGTGAGTGAGGACCTTGCCGTCCGTGGTAGCCATAACGAGAGAGACAGTGTTCGCAATGGTGTTACCGGCAATAACGCGAGTAAGGCCGCTGACCTTGACTTCAACTGAATCGCCTGAGTCACAAGCTCTCTGAGCGACACCAACACAGCGAGCGTCAGTTGCTGCGGTTGTGATTGCGATCTTGCCGTCTGTGTTAACGCTGACCAAGGCATACTCAGTGATAGCTTCAGCCGCGACGAATGAAATGATGTTGTCTGTGTTAGCCATGATTTAGCCTCCAAAAACTTTGTTGTAGTAATCGCGGTTTGACTCGCGGAATAAGTGAAGCGCTTCTGAGTAGCTCACGCTCTTCTCAGCTGCTAGGTTTCTGACCTCTTGGTCAAGGGTCGCTTTGTTGATCTCTTGGCCGCTTGCGCCATGGCCTACCTCAACGAGAGGGACAGCGCTGTTAGATGGACGCTCGCTGAACATCTGCCAAAATTCACCTTGAAGCTCTCGGAGCTCCCACGCTTTTCCAGCGACTTCAACCTCTGAAGGCTGAATCTTGCCTTCGTTGAGGAGAGTGTTGACAGCTTCACGCCGCTCAACTTCGCGCTTCTCGGCCTCGATCGCCTCAAGACGCTCGCTGAGTTTAGCGTTGTTTTCGCGAAGAGCTTGGACTTCAGAAAGAAGAGTGTTCTCAGTGAGGGTCTCAGACATCTTATAGTCTTTCTTCTCCTCTTCCTTCTTCTCTTCGTGGTCGGGAGTGTGAGCGAGCTTGCTCTCCTTCTCCTCGTCCTCGGTCATCTTCTCTTCTTTGTCGTCTTCCTTCTCCATCATGGAGCTTTCAGACTCGTCCATCATATCTTTCATTTTCTGCTCAAGCTCTTTGACCATCTCGTCCTTTGCGACAAGCATTTGGCGAAGCTCTTCAACAGACAACTCGTTGATGTTATCCATCATCGAAGTCCTTTCGTTTAGAGTAACTCGCCCAATCTTGTCATTAGATTGAGCTGGGCGAGGTGTGAGGGTGATTGCTAAAAGTTGAGCGTCTCCAACCTTGGAGCCGCCATCGCGTGAGAAGACCTCACCGTTGAGGAACTCTGGAGAGCTCCACAAGATCCCACCGGCTGACTTGACCACATCAAGACCGCGCTCATTGTAAGCCGGTGTTGCGTAAAGGCCGTCCTCTCTTAGCTCAAGGTCAACGATAAGACCGAGCGCTGAGCCGCTCTCCGGTGGAGCGGGATGACCGCCTTGGAAAGGTGATGTGGCGTGTTGCCAATCAATGATCACAGGATCAGCTTCACGCCGCTCTCTATACACTCGGATCATCTCAGTGAGGAGATCACGGTTGATCTCTTTGCCGATCGCTTCACCGTTCATCCGTGATGAGACTTGACCAAGGGCCAAAGTCTTGAACGGCTTCCCAATGGTGAGGCCCTCCGGGATGTCATAGGTTGGTGAGGCCTCAGAGAGCATGACCGCTTCACCGTATGCCCTTAGCGCTTGCGCTTTATTGTCTGCTGCGTTCATTTGTTTCACGATCTTTCTTGCCCAAGCGAAGCCGGCGTCACCTCCCCAACCGTGCCACGCTTGCCAACCTTTCCCTTGTGTGTTCCACGTGGAACCTTCTTTATCAACTTCATGTCGTGTGAAGTAGTTGAGCATTCGTCGGACTGTATCCGGTGAGAGGGTCTCACCGTTCATCAAGTCCCTAGCTCTAGCGATCCCAACAGGAGTCATCCCCCGCTGTGAACTTGGCTTATCTGCTCTGACTTCAAGCGCTCGCTTAGCGGCCTCTTGTGCTCCCTTGGGTGGGGTGAAGTCAATGTGTGAATATTTATCAGGAACACTTAAAGCGGAACTGAGTTCCGATTTAGCTTCTGTCCTCTGTGGATGTCACTTGGGGAGTAAGTCAAGGTCAGTGTCATAGGCCTTCTTCCGCTCGCCTGTTCCGACCAACTTCAAGAACGCTTTGACTCTAGCGATTCCCCATTGAGTGCGGTCCATGCCTGGTCGATGGGAGACAGAGAAAGCGCCGGCTCCCCTTCTGAACACTGCCTTGAGTGTCCCTAGATCGACCTGTTTAGACTTGGCGTTGTATCGGTCGTTGTGCTTGTCCCTTAAGTTCTCAAGGGCCTTCTGTGCTCGGTCACTGATCTCGATTCCACCTCTTGAGCCGCTCGCGCTCCCCTTCGGATTCTTCTTGCTTCCAGTGATCCGATCTTTCTTTGGAGCCGGTGTCTGTGCTTTGGTGCGCTTAGCCATTCGCTCTTCTCCTCTTGATGAGGTTCTCTGCTAGAGCTGCTACACCTCCGCCCTTGAGTGAAGCTGTCCTCTCTAGCGCTGAGCGTTGAGCGTCTTCAGGTAGGTCACCGGCTCCAAGTCTCTCTCTGATCGCTCGCTCAAGTTCGTCATCCGGAGTGAGGAGACCGGCTTGAACTAGACCGGGGAGCATACCGAGAGACTCAGCTAAGTCATCAGTATCAAGACCGGTGTGAGTCAATCGAGGGAGCTTGGAAGGATCGACTAAGCCATAGTTCCAACGGATCAAGCGGCCGATTGTTCCACCGCCTCTTCGATCAACTCCGCTCACTTGAGAAGCGATGATGTCGCAAAGATTGATTGCAGCTCGGCGGAAGACTGAGAGATGAATCTCGCCAACACTTCGCGCTCCTGTCTCGGTGTTGCCAAGATCAGCGAACTGAGTGAGGAAAGCTGCTGAGATTTGAGAGTCGCACTTGGTGATGATCTCAAGCGGCCCTTGAGCGTAAAGGTTAGGTTGAGCCGCGTAGGTGTCAAAGCTCACAGCGCCATTCTCAACGAGATAGCTTTGTTCAGCGCTGATGAATGCTTGAGCTTGTCCCTCTGCATCTTCAATCATCGCGTCGATGTCGCCGTCCGTTAGTCCGAGATTCTCAGCTTGTGAGCGATCAACCTTGACCTTCGGAGTTGGGACGGCCCAGCGATCGAGACCAACACACAT